TAATAATCAATCGGGGGTTTAGCGAAGTCTATTGCAGATGCTAGGGCATCCTTGACATCGTCGTGGGCAGGATTGCTATAAATTAGTTCCTCTTCTAGGACTTGGCAATTACCACTAGAATAGTGCCATATCTGTCTGTTCGCGTAACGCGGTTCTAAGACAGAGAATATCCTTTCTTCTTTTGAACCTTGCCACCTGCTCGGACGATACTCGTCTATACTCAGGGAGAGGCCATTCTTTCGGATGTAGTTTTCTTTTAAGTCTTCTACAATGACTTTCTGCGCGACTGAAACCTCGCATCTAATCTTTCTAAATCCCCATTTGTCATATAGTTTCAGTATGTGATTGAAGTAATCGGAGACTCTATCTGTCTTGAAGCGGTCTATCTCAAGAATATAATAATTATGTAGACCATCAGCACCAAGTACAACAATAGAAGTAAAGTCTGATTTCTTTCCTGTTGAATATGCGAAGTCAACCGAGGCACAGACATTAAGACGTTCTCTTTTGAAGAACCAGTGATGATCTCGTCTGAACAGATAATTCTGGTCATAGTATTGGAATAGGTCCCGTTGTATGGGTGAGCTATCCACGTCATGGGGGTCGTTGTAGTATTGGGCTCTAAAATGTACTTTGTTAAGATATTGTGCTCGTTTGGTAGCCAATATATCAGGATCGAATCCAAACCACTTGCCATCTGACCTTTGTTGTCTGGGCCAGAGGAATTGACCTGATCCGTCACCTGCGGTTTCGACTGGATACTCTTTACTTTCGAAGAGCGGGGTCGAAGCTTTCTTGTTACCGATTTCATCATACTCGTCTATCTCCATTTCCAGTAGGCTGGCGTAGAGATCTTTGGGATGGTATCTGGTACCAACAACCCATTCACGCGCGTTGACGGTTTCAATGGAAGATAGATAGGAATATTGGTCAATGACTTTCTGGCGTCCTTCTTCTAGATAGGCATTGCTCTGTACGACTACGTCGTCTAGGACAGCAATGTCGCAGTGCATGCCCACAATATTAGAAGTGAGACCAGCAGTAAAAATACTGGGATCACGAATAGATTCTTCACGTCTCTTGGGGTGGTCAAGGGATATTTCTCTTTCTGTCCACTTCTCTCGTTTAGCTTCTTCGGTGACAACCATGTCAGGCCAATACAGACGGTAGACGTCGTCTGTAAAGATATCCTTAATAAACTTAAGCTGTTTGATAGCTAGGTTAGAGGTGGATGAAATATATAAGACTCTAAGAGTAGGGTCCTTAGTTAACTCCCAAGCCGTACGGTATGCTACTAGAGCACTCTTCATATGGTCTCGGGGAAGCAATAATAGTTGGTGAGACTTTGCACCGTCGGAAGTCCACCAATGAATAACTTCACGGTGGATATTACCGAGTAATCTTTTAGGGTGAACTAATTTGATGAACTCTTCTAAAGAACTCTCAGCAAGTTTACGCCGATCTTCGCGTCGTTGCTGTAAATCTGACAGAGGTTTCTTTTTTCGGCCTACCACCTAGTTTTCCTAATATTTTGGCATGTTTGCTTATGCTTGCTGGTTTCATATCATTTCCAACGAATGCTTGCTGCTTTTGATGCAATCGAAGATCTTTGCTTGCTGGTTAATGCTTTTGCCCTGGCATGACCTCCTAGGGAGGACATTACTGCGGCAGCCTTGTCAACATCGGGACTTGGAGGCCGATGTTTAACCATCTCCTCATAGTCTCGCTTCCAGCGAGCCTGAAGTCTCTCTAATTCATCTCCTCGGTAGTCTTCTCTGCCACCGCCAACAGGGGTAGGCGGAGGTACAAAAGGAGGAATGAAGACAGTGATATTCGGAGGAATGCTGTCTATAGAGAAGAATTTAGGATAGTAGACTACATTCTCTCGTGTAGTCAGCAGTGGCATCGGAATTACCGTGCCTTGCTGTATCCCCGGGGTTATCCAGGTGCCATCTGGGCGTGGATAGCCTCTTGGGACCGGCCAATCGTACTGATTTAGCGGAGATTGGACAAAAGGTACAATATTTTGGATATTTATCCAAGTTCCGTCTGGAGTTGGATATCTGCCGGGTAATGGCCAAGAATACTGATTAAATGGGAAAGCTGTCTCAGTTTCTGGGTTATACCAGATCCAGGTCACTTCTGGCCTTGGATATCCTACTGGAACAGGCCAATCTGACTGATTAAACGGTCTATTGGGTGGTGGTATGATACCCGGATATTCAGACCATGTCCAAGTCCGGTAATCTCTAGGATCTCTAGGATTAGGCCAATCGTAATTACTGCCTGCAGGGATCGGTGTTGGAGGAACAATCAGAGTATGTGGGAATACCCAAGTCTGATCTATTCTGTATGGTTGTCCTGGTACTGGCCAATCAGTCTGATTTCGTGGACCAATAGGCGCCGGTATGATTCCCGGATACTGTGACCACGTCCAACTTCTATAATCCCTAGGATCTTTGGGAACAGGCCAATCCAACTGTTTAGTTGGAGGTATAGGAGTAATCTGTGATAGAGCTATGGGATTCTGATAAATCCAAGTAGGATCTATGCGAGAAGGTTGAACTGGTAATGGCCAGTCAGATTGACTGAATGGCTGGACTATACCTCCGCCTATACCTTCTATGATCCAAGTAGGATCTATAGGAGTATAAGCTGGAGTTAATGGCCAATTATATTGATTGAAAGGCGTGCCTACGAACGGAGGGATAGGAGGGAAATTATTCCCTTCTTCTATCCATGTTTGGTCTATCCTATATGGTTGAGTAGGAATAGGCCAATCATAGTTGATAGGCGGAAGCGGAGTAGGCGGCGGAGGTGGTGCAACTCCACCTTGACCAGCACTAACGAAGGTCGGAGGAGGTCCTAGAACCGGTAGAATTGGGTTAGGCCAATTATACTGGTTGAATGGAAACTGTATAGCAGGTTTAATACTTGGATTGATCCAAGTCTGGTCTATTCTACTCGGCTGAGTAGGTAGTGGCCAGTCTGTAGCATTAAACGGCTTATTAGGAGGTGGAATACTTCCAGTAAATGGAGTATGTATCCACGTCTGTTCTATTCTATATGGAGGAGTAGGATTAGGCCAGTCGTACTGGTTAAATCCCTCAACTATTATCGGTGGTAGAGTATTAGCACCATCCGTCCAATTCTGTTGTATTCGGAATGGAGGTACGGGTACTGGCCAATCAAACTGATTGAATGGTTGACGAGGAGGTGGAATAACAACCGGAGTTCTTATCCACGTCTGTTCTATACGGCTAGGAGGAGTCGGGACAGGCCAGTCTGTCTGATTAAATGGTTTATTAGGCGATGGTATCCTGCCTGGATACGTAGATACCGTAGACGAGAAATCAGGACGGAATGGTACGTAATTAGCAGGAACTGGCCAGTCATACTGATTTCTGACTGTTAAGGCAAATCTAGGAAGATTCGCAGGACGTTGGTTAATCCACGTCTGCCCCATCGGGGGCGGAGGCGTCGGATTAGTAAATAACGGCCCGCGAAAGATCGTTGCCATGTTACATCATTATTTGAGCGAATAGAATATTAGTCGGTTGTGGCGTACTAAGCATCTTCGCCAAATCAAACTTATTAGGATACCAGAATGACCAGGGATCAGCTCCCCATTGAATTAATTGAGGAATGGATAGATAATTATTCGAGTACATCGCTGTGGAAATATGGCCTGTGACCGAAGTACCGAAGACAGCTGATCCTATACCAACCGTGCCGGTATTAGCCGCAGCAGTCATGGCGTGAGAAGCAGATGATGTAGTTGTTTGTCCCGTTCTTAAATTAACAGCAACGAAATTAACGTTACCCGAAGCTATATTACAAGAACAAGCAACAAACCAAGGAGTATTTGCTGCGATAGCAATACCTGAATCACGTCCCGTTCCATTATTATCGCTGCCTAGATTAGGCGCTGTATTGCATCCAATACTGCTTTCCTCCGCTCCCGTAATGCCAAGACTTACCCAAGCTCCTGCTGCAATAGTAGCAGTTGGAAAAACGATGCAGGCAAAAGTAGTATTCTGATCGGCTGTAGTGGCATAACCAGTGAATCTGAGCCAAGTGCCTGTTGTTGTCAAATTAACAGCAGGTCCATTGACATCTATAACATAAGTAGGAGTACCAGCACCTGTAACGGAAGCTACACCACTTCTGAGATTTATGAACTGTCCATCGTAAGCAGAGGCTGAGAAAGCGTTAGTTGCCCCAGCCAAAGCTAAATGCGATAGATCAAATCCCGGTGTTCCGCCTGGATAGGCGAATAAAGACCGTTTGTAAGGAAGTACCTTCATTAATCATTCAGATTGATGTTGTAAGTGCGATACATGCAGACGTTGCCAGTAGAACCTAATGAAAATCCAGAGTTATTCTGGAATACCATTTTAAAGGTACCTGGCGGAATACTCAAACCTTGTAGGTATCCTGTTGCCGTCGTGCCTGCACGAAGGGGTAAGACAGCGAATGGAGGTATTGCTATGACGTTAGTCGATACAGTACCTGCAGTCAAACTGCCGTCACCGTAAGTCGAACCGTCATCGAGTAGACCGAATAGATAGAAAGAGAAGTTAGCACCTGCAGCAGCTGCTGTTCCGATGGTAAACCGAGCTGATATATCCATGAACATATCGAGTGCAGTCTGGTTCGAGATAGTTATAGTAGATAATACACAAGAACCGGTGGGAATTGCTGTCGTCTGGTTGATGTCTGTAGCTGCAGTACTGGAGAATAATTGTGACCAAGTAAAGCCTACGCCATTACCGGCAACCCAAGATGTACGATTAGCCATTATGAAAGTCCTGCTATAGTGACGTCAACTTGAGAGACTGGTCCAGATAGACCTCCTCCACCGTTTGCGACTGATGTTGACCACCAAGGTTGAATTTGAGATGCAGCCAACGCTGACAGTGAAGTAATCGTTGGACCGGAGTGATTGGTGAAGTATGCTAGAAACATACCTGGAGCTAGTAGCGAAACATTACCTGTACCACCTGCTAAAGGACTACTATTACATGCGCACATTGTGAGCAGATTACTCTGCTGTTGTGCCGTCAATGCAGCGAATTCAGTCCAGTTAATACAGTTAAGGAGTTGTGCTCCACTGACGAAGAATGATGTCGGAATGGTACCTGTGACTGTCCAATTATTGACTGCAATAATCTTATTAGCAGTAGTTAGACCGGTCAATGCTGTGCCCTGGACACCTGTAGGTGGTTGGGTAGCATTATTCCAAGCAGAGATTAAAGCAGTATAGTAAGCCATGGTATCCTTATGATCTGTAAGCTACATTGAATCCAGATTGAATGTAGTCGTTAGCGCCATATGCACTAAGGCGACGATCCCAGGTATTACCCGATCGTGCTGCACAGGCTTGTAAGAAATCTAAACCACCAGAGTTGATAACCGGATTGCCTAATGAAGCCCAGTAATCATCTAGCAATGATGTGTTAGTAGGATTTGGATGTGGAAACGGTTCTGGAGCTGAGCCGGTATTAGTTCCAGCTAGATCAACGTAGTTAGTGCTACTGGAAACATCAACCTGTGATGTCTGTAAAGTACTGGTATAGGCGGTATTGGTATTGAAAATAATCAGGTTGGTGACGACGTTATTCGACATCGTATTGTTGCCGCCTGTTGGAGTCCAAGTCACAGCAATCGCATTCGCTGATGCCGGATCACACTGAGTGACGATGTTATTGTTCAGGATTGCGTTTGAAATGTTGTTCAAAAGTAAACCGGCACCTCCAGCTTGACCGCCAGGAGTTTGGATGCTGGACGGAATGTCAGTTGATTCTAACACTACATTACGCTGTACGGTGCGAGTTTGCGAAGTATGGCTATCGGTATTATAAGATGTCCCGAAATTTTCTCCTATATCTACGCCGCCAACACAATTCTTGAAAAACAAGCCATCTGATATATCACACCCAGGTCGGAACTGAGTATTGGAGGAACCGCGCGCATGAATTGAGCCCTGAGATATTCTCGTTACATTACCTTGAACCGTCATGCCGGAGTTACCGTCATAGATATTTCTATTAAAAATAGTGGCGCCTGATCCAGCTCCCGTATTAAGCAACGTCGGATCTTCGTTCCAGCCATTGTGATCCCAGAAATTCTCGATGTCCCAGAGATTACCAACGGAATGAGTGAATAATCCTTGTGAATGGACGTTTGTAACGCAAACGTATGAATTTGTAATGATGTTGCGACGAAGAACTAGATTAAAATTAGGTGTCAACAGAGCTTGAACGCCATTAACAAGATCAGGGCCTTCAACATCAATATTATTGACGAAATGATCTATAACACAATCCTCTATCATCAACAGCCCATTCCAAGCCGTGCTCGCGATGAAGAAGATTCCGTAAGTCGAATGTTCTGCCCCCACAGCTGTCGCACCGGCATAGAATGGACTAGAAGGATCTCTGCAAGCAGCGTATATATTGATACCTTGAATGATAACGTTAATACCGTCAGTAGCTGTTTCACCAGCAAAGAACTTGCCAATAACAGCGCCAGCATTTACACCTAGTGTTGTATAGGGGAAATAAGGACGAGGACCAGCACCATAAGTACCGATTAGTATTGGTCCTTGGATTGTAGGTCCGGTGACGTAATTACCGGATATAAGCGTAGGAGCTACGCCTGATTGTTTAAACCGTCCACTAGATAACTGGACGACTGTATCGTCTTGGAATGTATCTCCGCATTTTAGTAACAATTGATCAGAGAAACCTGAAAGTCGGATGAACGTCGCTCCAAAGGCAGCTGTGGCATACGGATTAGTTATAGTCCCATTGCCAGTAAAGTCGCTTCCAGTAGAACTGGAGACGTATATCATACGTGAACCTGGACCAGTGCCAGCAGGAGTTTGAACAGGTTGTACAGGAAGAACTGTGGTAAATCCTGTGTTGACTGACGTCATCATTTTAAAAGAAGCAACCACAGCATTTCCTAACGCATCTGTAGCACTAACAGTACCATCTAGTTCAGTAGACAAAGGTCCACTTTCCGGGGGTTCCTGTTACCGGGGTGAAAGATATGCCTGTAGCGACCGGAGTCCCGTACGTAAACGGCGAAACACCGCCACTAGGAGTCACCTGTAGAGTTCGAGTAGTACCGGCAGGAGCTACGGAAGGAGTAACTGTAGCAGCTAGTGTGAAAGTATCTATAGTAGCTGGAATACTAAAAGTAGTTACTACACCTGCTGAGTCGGTTACTGTACCGGTAATTGTAATTGTGGACATATGTCTCCTTTTCATAGAGTTAAGGGGGCTGTTAACCCCCTAATTACTCAATAGGGTTCGTAGATGATGTGAGCGTTAGCTGAGCCTGTAGCACCACCGCCTGTACTTGAGTTGTACAGAACAGCGTTACCTAGGGATACAGCGTTGCCTATGATGGTAAACTGCTGAGTTGGAGCAGCATTCCACCTGAAGATACCTCCGAACATATTGATCGTCAAGTTAAGACGAGCAATTGTACTGGAGCTAGATGGTGTAGGCTGGGTAGTAGCGTACGTATTACCAGTTAGGGTTGGGGAAGCCAGTGCAGTAGCAGCGGTATTCATAGGACCGTCTGTACCGATTGCTGACATTGTGAAGGAACCAGTACCTGCTGTAGATGCTGGGACGAGTTGGAAGGCACCGATAGTGGAAGCTGAAGCAAGGCCAGAGACAGCCACCTCCAGGATATCCACAACCTGGGTTGCCGAACCGCCAGTCATAGACATGTACGTGGCGGCTGCAGCGATAGCCGAACCGGCTGCCGATGCTGTCCAAGATTGGTTATATGTGTTAAATATTCTTTTAGCCATTGCTTGTTATTTTCCTGTAATAATCATCCAATTTTTTGTTGTAGGGATTGTGAATGTAATCTGGCATCTTCATTTCTAATGCACAGTTGTCGCAAACATATCTATTGCCGCATTGTAGACATGATGCACGTGCCCGAGTTCTATTCGGGTTCTTGATTGTTACAGTGTTGCAATGAGCACAATGTAACGTTGCGGCTTCCAACACAGTTCCTTCTGGGACTTCTTCAGTTCCAGGAGAGGCTCTGTGATCGATTAAGACATAACCTTCATGTTCTCTAGTCATGTTAAACCGGAGAGGTTATGGCTGAGACTTTAAAACCTTGGCCTATTACAGAAGACAGATCAAAGTATTCTGTCTGCCCTGCTGACATCCGCATGCTGGTGCTGGCTACTGCAGTTGGATTAGTTCCAAAGGCAATATTAGCAAGACCATCCACATTTATCCTGACCATTGAAGTATTGTTCTGGAAGGCAGCGGATTGGGCTGCGGTGGAAAAGGTTATGGCTTGCGAGGCTGTGGGAGGTAGAGAGGCCATTAGACCTCCGCCTCCTGCCCTGACACCAGCAAACTCAGTGATGTACATAATAGACATAGAAATTCCTTAGGTATGATGGTTTAGTAAGACAGAGCCAATTAGAGTTATAGCTAGGATAACACCTATAGCACCAACGATATAGCCGCCTACTGCAGACCAATGGCTAGTGGAAAGACCTAGTAACCTTTCTTTTAGGTCATTGATCTTCTCATCTAGCGCATCAATCTGTTTGGTGAAGGCAGAGGCAGCTTTCTCGGCGGCTAGGGTATTACTGTTATTCTGCTGGCTTACAGCAGCCTCTGCAGCTTTGAAGGCTGCAGCAAGCGCTATATCACGCATGGTAAACTCAGTAGCTACTCCTCTGAACTTCTCAGCTAGAAGTTCTCTAAGACCTGCTAATTCAATATCTAAGATATTGATTAGCTCATCTTTGAGTTTAGCTACTGCGTCAGTAGTAAGTTTAGTAGGATCAGGTACTGGAACTAGTCCATACTGATCCATTAATTGACCCCTATTATCTGCCATTATTTAAGTTGAGACAGGGCAGCAAATCCAGTTAGTTCTGATTTAGGTTCTTCTACCTTGGTCTTAGGTTTCATATTAGCCTTATCGTCTTTCTGTCGTTTATTGCCTTTACCCATTACTCATCTCCTAGATCGTGGTTAGGACCAATTGCTTTTAAACCTAATTGGGTAGTCTTGGAAGGTGGCATGTTATGAGCTGGATGGTCTTTCACATCCATGATCTCATAGTCATCACCACCTTCACGGTAGTTACCCGTATTCAGGTTTCCGCTTTCTTCTGAACCATAGGCCATTAGGGAGCTGTGGTCGGAGTGGGATTCACAGTATTGGAGGTTGTGGTAGCACCAGAGATGGTGACTGCATTAGCAGGAACGACACCAGTGGAGGGAACTGTAGTTACAGTACCTGCAGAGATGACAGCACCTGGGGCAGTACCAGAGGGTACGACAACCACGGGAGTATTAGCTAGGACAGCAGCAGCTAGTGATGCGGTATTAGCTTGGATGGAGTTTACAACCGCTTGCACTGCAACGGGATCGTTGAGAGCGATAGCAGCATTCAGTTGAGTGACAACGCTGCTGAGCAGGGTGATAATAGAATTATCTACCGTGGTCTGCGCGGTAACAGCGTCCGTAATGTCTTGTAGTGTAGCCATGTATGTATTTTCCTGTTGTTGTAATAGTTCAATGATCTGATCTAATCTATTGATTAGCAGATTAAATTGTGAATCCTGTTTATCTTGGACAGTATACACAAATTCTTGTAATTTCTTAGCGTTAATCATCAGTGGATTATAGGTCCAAAGACTCTCCAACCTAATAGTGCGAATAGAATCCAATTCAGGATGGATGAGAACCCGATTAAGAAAGGGCTGTCTCTCCATCCAGTATATCCTCCTATGATACTAATACCACAGAGAATCATTAGAAACCAGAATAGTAATCCGACGTCCATATTATTTCCTTATTTTCTGCCTCTGCCTACGGCAGAAGAACCTTTATGTTTAGCATTCCATATCTTAGCAGCCTTAGTCTTAGCTGCTTTTAAAGACATACCCTTAGAAACAAAGCTATCTCTAATCTTTTCATAGCCCCTTGGCATAGTTAACCTTATCCTTAACCTTGTCTTCTGTTAATATCTTCATAGCTTGTTGTCCTAGTAATATCTGTAGTACAAGTAGTCCTCTACTGTCTAGGTCTTCTATAAGACTTTCCAAGGTAATAGGATTAACTACCATTAGAAACCTTGTTGAATAAAGACACACTTAGGATTTAAACTAGTATCATAGTACTTAACAATGCAGACATGGCATTGGTTGTCTTGACTAGGCTTAATCATATCCTTAGTAAACTGTATTCCATCCCAGACTACGCCCTTAGCATTCTCGATTATCTCGGAACAACTAGTAATTGGATGGCAGTGAGTACCACCACAACAAGCACTAGGATACCAATCGTGAGCATTAGCTTGAATGGCTCCGAAGAATAGTCCGAGAAGGAGAATACCTGATACATAGAAGATGTACTTTCTTGACATGAGCCTATTATACAGGTATTATGGTAAATAGTCAACAAAATAGGTGAATTATGACTATTAAGTGGAATCATCCCTCAGCAGTGAAATTAAAGGCAGAAATAGATAAATCTAGCTTAGAAGCTCTAAATGAGGAGAAACCATTCAAAATACGACCGAGGACTGATTCTAGATAGGCCCTAGGATTCAATTAGAAGCTCACTGGTGCGTTATTTTAACTCAGACGTAGGTAGATACCGGAGAAAGTACCCTTGACTAACTTTTATAACATTTTACAGATAGTTTTAGCTCTCATAGCAGTAGGCGCAGTAGGTTATCTTATGTGGAAGTACTATGTATAGAATTTTCCTTACCAGGAAAATACTTAATTCCATACGTATAAATTCTGGTGAGATAATGTTTTGATGTAATTCATGCGCGAATCGAGACCCCCCGGACCCCCTTTGTTCCCTTTTTGTGCCTGGTTTGAGCGTGGTTTGTCCGTCACAGTTCGTTGTTTGTTCACGTTTTGTCCCTAAAACTCTGGCCTCGCATATGCCAGTTAGGAGTATGAAATATCCTTAGTTATCAGTTAATAGTCCTTAGACCTCATATGATATTCAATTGATATATCTATGGAATATCCTTCACCAACCGGGCGATGCACTATAATTCGCAAACCAGTTTAGGAAATATAATTCATGAAATATTACAAACATTTAATGATTTACAACCGATTACAACCAATTGCTAGGTTGACTCAACCAATGTGAGGTGTTAGTCTTGGGATAGTTCCAAGTGAACTGTTGGTCGCTGATTGCCCAGAGCAATTGCGGTGTGGCCATCGTTGTTTGACAAGTGAAACACGACATAGACCGGCAAGCATTCCGCTTGTCCGGCTATTGTCATTGAGAGAGGCTAAGACTATGAATAAGCTGTTAAATCCCAAGGCAAACCCAGTCGTAACCGAAACCCCGCGCATTGATCCTCATGAGTTTGAGATTGGCGCTGTTATGTTTGCCAATGCTCAAGAGTTGGCAAGTAAATGCGATTGGTTACAGACAACCATCAATGTCATTGCCAAGGCAAAGCAAGACTATGAAGGTGGACCATTCGCTGTCATGTTCAAGTGTATGGAATACCTCACTAAAGAACAGATTGATGCATTGCCTGATCCAGACGCAGAAACAGGCAATAATCCGGGTCGGTTTAAGGTTCGGACATTGAACAGCAAGAACAAGCCTGTCGTGAAAGAGTGGAAATACTACCACGTATTGAGCGACAAGTTGCCCGGTAACATACTCAAGCAACAGCGAATTGACATGCTTGAGTTGAGCATGAAAGACCCTGTTCAATACAATGTTTCATCTGTTCCTCAAGACATCAAGGATATGGACAGGGACAGGCGAAAGGCTGAGATAAGCAAGCTTGAAGGTGAGTTAACTACGTCTCGGACTAACATACTTGCTGCATTCGAGTTGCTGTTTCATATCCGGGCAGTCAATGCGTTGGACGGTGTTACTGCTAGCGTGATGTATGCTCTTGCTGAGGATGGCAAGACCTTGCTTGATGGTGAGGATGGCAGGGAATGCGTAGTCGAGAATACCAAGCGACCAATCGTGGTTTGCACTACGGTTGAAGGCCGACAACACAAGGACATTACGGAAATGTCCATCGGTTCATTCAAGAAACTACGGCCTGACGTTGCCAAAGAAAAAGGTGGAACATATCAAGCGTTGATTGATAGTGCTCCAGTTGTTAAGCGAGGCACGAAGGAAGATGAGCCGGGCGGTTCCAAGCCTGAGTTAATCAACACAAACGATACCTTCATTGCTCGCCTCGTTGATTGTCACCAATACGTTGATGCAATCATGAGTGATCCGAAGCAGACCAATTGGACAGGCTTAATCAAGCTTATCAATGGTGCGGGGAGTGACGATCTGCTCGTTACTGTCACTGACTTGCACGCTGCGCTAGGTGAATGGCTTGCCAAGACACATAAGGCCGGGCCACGGTATCAAGACATAGTTGTCAAACGTGCCGAGGCAGAGGCAGCCTAACAACTAATCAACCCTGTGGCAGCAATGTCACAGGGTTTTTTATTGTCTATTGCATATGGTAATTAAATACCACATGCAAAACGTGATAGGTTTGGCGTTGCGTGCGTGTGTGTATTGCATGTATGTGTGTGCAGTGTGCATTAACATATCGGTTTATATATAACTAAGCCAAGTTAGCAGTTTGACATAGCAGAACAGGCATGCGATAATAGGGATACTGGAACAGGTCTGCAACAAAGGGGAAATACCATGAATAAGTACTCGTGGTTAATGCGTGGTCTAGGTAATGTTGTGACCAGACCGCGTGGTAGTATCCTCAACTGTACACGTGCATGGGACATCACGCATGTGGATGAGGATGGTTTCATCACTATTCTCAATCCTGCACCTAAGGTGCTGTATCCGTGGCATCCTAACTTCGATGCAAAGGATAAATAATACTTAGACACTCGCGTAGGCTGCGCTGGCCCAAACAAGCGAAGGCACCTGGATATGTGCGCATAAAC